GGCGTACCGGATCATCGACAACAAGACATCGGAGTTTGCGAAGTGGACGCCCGATCTGGCGTCTGAGCTGCGGGAGCTCGGCGACGATCTGCCGAACCTGCAGAGCTTCTTCGTGGAAGATCTCGGCAAGATGCTGACGGAATCGGTTGGAACTGGGTTGCCGCCGGTGTCAGCGGAAGAGGTCGGGGCTGCGGCGAACAAACTGGAGTCGAGGTTTGGACACGGTTCGGTTGTGCACCAGCAGTCGGAAAAAGAAATGGTCTGCCCAGGATGTGGGCAGACCTTTTACGTCAGTGGTAGCTGAGGATCAGGCGGTTCGATAATGAACGCCCGGTTGATGATGATGGTGATGTTGAGCGGCGCCCCCATTGTCCAGTATTTGAATTCGTCCAGGTTGTACCGGATGTAGTAGCTCCGCTTGAAGCGTTCCTTGTAGCCGTGCTGCCGGATGTGCATCACGACATTGTTGAACAGGTGGTCGTCGAACGCTTGCTTTCTCACGGTGTACCAGTGAGGGCAATCGCGCATCGTCTTGGCGAACGTCCACGGCGACCGTTTCACGAACGCGCGAAACTCCGCGTCGGTGATCGGCTTCACCGTGGCGAGTAGATCGATCTCAGCTTGTTTCTTTTCCGGCATCCTCAGTCTCTTTCGGTTTGCGTGGACGACCGCCACGCTTGCCCCACTCGCTGAGTTGGGCTGCATGTTTCTTCGCAGTGGTTTTGCCGCCCGAACTGGCGAAGCAGCTCGGACAGATCAAGACTTGCTCCGGATGAATCGAGCACGTCGGTTTCGCTTTCATCATGCTCCTTTCTGTGCGGATTGAATCCCGCCGCACCGAGGTTTGGTATAAAGCCGTTGGATGCGGCGCTTCTCGAGGCAAGCCTCACAGCAGCGCCAGCGGGATGGAATCTCAGAGCCGCAGTCTTCGCAGGTGGACTTGCTCAGCTCCGATGTAGGTTTGACCACAGGCGAGGGCTCGGCAATCGGCTCCGAGGCTCTTAGCCCAAGCAAGGCCAGCTCTAGTTTCATCATGCAATCGCGGTAGTTGCCGCCAGCTTCCTTGACGAGAGCATCGTAGTTGGGCTCGGGCAGGTTGCGGACGTTCTCCAGGTGCCACACTTTCTGGAGGAACGCGCGGATCTCGTCGGCGGTCGGTTCTTCGTCAAAGCGAAGAACGCGGCAGCGGGACAGGAAGCGCGCCGGCAGGTTGTAGGTTTCGTTGGTCGTAAAGACGATGATCGTGTTCGGGATTCTCGCTGTGGCGTCGAGCTTAGAGAGCCAAGCGTCTCGCGCCGCAGAGGTCATCTCGTTCGCTTCGTCAACGAGCACCAGGTGGAACCGCTTTGGGGCCCACGGCATGTAATGGCAGTGGTAAGCGATGTCCTCGACCATCTTCAGGTCGCAGTCTTTGGATGGGACGTGCTTGAGTTCAGCCGGTATCTGTTCGGCCATCGCGAGTCCCATCGTGGACTTGCCTTTGCCGGATGCGCCAACAAAGAGCCAAGAGGACGGGTAAGGGTTCTGGAGAAAAGCGGTCAGGACCGCTTTAGGCCCAACCATGCCGAGGAAATCTTCGACGCGCTTGGGCTGGTATTTCAGTTCAAGGGATTCGGGGAAGTTCAGGCCCATCTCAGACATGGCGTGCCTCCAGCGGATTGCAGATTGGACAGTTCTCGGTGAAGTGGGAGCAGGTACCTTGGCGCTCCGCGATCTGTTCTTTTAGATCGTCGATGGCTGCTTGCTCGGTTGGACCACGGCCGACCGGACAGTTGGAATCCGATGCGCCATCGTAGGTGTCATCGTCGATGGCGCTCCAGTCCATACTTCGATCAGGGATTGGCGGGTAGTCGAAGCTGGTTACGATTTTCACTTCGTTTCTCCGATCAGGAACACGACAACTTCTCTGAGGTTGATGTGAGTGACGACGCTGGAGATCGTCATGGTGAGCGGCACCTGAAGAACTAAGCGGTAGTTCGATTCGACTACCCAGTACGGCTTCTTGATTTCGGCAACCGGGTGTCGAACCTCGACTGCGGTGATCGCTTCAGTAACGAGATCAGCCTGCAGCAGGGGCAGTTCGGAAGAGTCTACGTAGACGGTTAGTTTCATCGCGTTCCTCGCGTGACTGGATTCTTAAGTTCGGTTGACCTACGCGACCGGAGCTGCTTTTTTAGCAGCCCGGCGCGAGGCGAGACAGGAATCACAGATGCGGTAGCGGGATGGGATCTGGACGATCTTGCATTCCGGACACATCTTGATTTTGTTTTCAGCCGCCAGTTGCTTGTCGGCGGCGACCTGCATTCCGCTGCGGGTGTCGACCGCTTCGGACGGGACTGGCGTGTTGGCTTCGGCTGCTTCGCGGAGAGCCTTCGCTTTGGCTGGGCCGGTACCATCGGCAGCAGCTTCGATTTCAGCGGAGACGTCCTCGCCGTGGATGGACAGGTTGTGCTCTTCGTTTTCGAGAGCTTCCGTTTCCGCATTGACGGTTTCGGTTGCCGCTTCCATCTGGGCTTCGTGCTCTTCCTTGATGGCGATCAGAGCCGCGAGCTGCTTGCGGCGGGTGGTATTCGCGAGGTGCGCGACTGCGTCAACGGAGTGCTCGTTGAAGCCGTGACGGGCGAGAGCCTTGCGGAATTCGGCAGGCGACATGTCGGCAATCTTGTTGGCGGTTGGCTTCGAGGTCTTGCTGGCTTTCTTTGAGTTTTTCATTTTCTCTTCTCCTAGTTTGGGTCGGTGACCCTGTTGTGGTGTGTTTCTTACTGATATGAGCTTAGCCGCAAGTGGCTTTTCAGTCAAGCAGATTTAGCGAGTTTTCGCGACTTTTAGCAGTTTCGCGTACTGTGTCTGGGCAGTTCATGGTTAGTAATCCCTCGCCGCGTCGTGGCAGCCCTTCGAGCAGAATCTATCTTTGCGCCTGGCGATTGGCTGGCCACAGTAGCCGCATTCGTATTCGCGCAGAATCTTTTCCTTGGCAATTTCGAGGATGCAGAAGGCTTCGAAGTCACCGATGAGCTGATCTTCTTCGTCGGCATCTGCACGCGGCATCAGGTAGGTCATGGCTGAATCCAAAGTCAGCAGCCCTTCGTCCCCTATACTGTCGTCTCTGCGCTCGGACGGCTGATCGGCTCCATAGTGTCCGGTGATCCAGTTATCAAGGCCTCTCATCGGTCGTACCTGTCAAACTCTGCGATCTTTTCAGTCGGAGTGAGAAGGTTCCAGCGCTGGTCAGACGCGGCGATGACGGAGTATGGATAGTTGTAGCTGACGAGCCAAGCTTCGGCTTCGGCCAGCGATGCGAAGGTGGGCTCGCTGAACTGAGCAGAGAAGGCGCGTTCGCCGGTCAGTCGGCACAGGTGGCCGTCGCGGAGTTTCAGGAGTTCGACGCGCTCGCAGACCGGATAGAGTAACCGAACACGGCGCTCGATGGCGTCCCAGTTGGCAGCAGCTTCGCTGAGTTTGTCGGTTGAGCCGATGGCGACGGAGTCAGAGTAGGTGCCGACGCGACCTGGGTGCGGAAGAAACACTGCCCAAGAGCGTTCGTCGAAGCCGGGACCGCAGTTGCCGATGTATCCGAAGCTGATGCGCGGAAGCTCGGCGCGGAGTTCTTCGACCTTGGATTGCAGGATTGCTTGAGCGTTTGGCATTTAGGAGCCAGCTTTCTGGTCGATGACTTCGACCGAGTGATGGTGGAACAGGACGAACTTCTTGTCGGTCCGGATGCAGCGGACGTTCGTTACGCCTCGGAGTTGCTTGACGATCTTGGCTGTCACCACGCCGACGTTGTCGCCACGCAGTTCATCGCGGACGTCTTGGAACTTGACCACGGTATCGATAGCTAGAGAGCCGATGCAAGCTTTCACCTAGTTCCACATCTTTCTGGCGGCTTGCGGCACGCTATGTTCTTGGTTGATTCCGCCGCACCGGCATCGCTTGACTTGGCACTGATTGGTAACGATGCGGTACGCGTTCTCGACTAGCTCGCGTTCGTGCTCCGAAAGCTCAGACCACGGTGAGTAGATCATGGGCACATTGCCCATGCGGAAGTATTGTCGGCGTCCGGCGGGGCTGAGAGGAGTCCAGACTTTCTGTGCTTGGTTTGCCATCTTTTCCTCGTCTGGGTCAGTGGACCCTGTTGTGTTGCTATATTCAGCTTAGCCACAGGTGGGTTTCGAGTCAAGCAGTTTTAGCAGTTTCAGCGAGGTTTTAGCGCGTGGTCATTGGCGAGCACGAGGTTTTGTGTGGCAGCGTAAGTTCGACAAGCGTGGATGCGATGCTGGCGGGACAGAGCGTCGACATCTTCTACTGCGATCCACCGTGGGGCGACAACAGCCTCTCGTACTGGAAGGGCATGAACCGGCGCATGACAGGCGCCGTGGTGCCGCAGTTGACGCACGACGAGCTTTACGACCGCTTCATTGATCTGATCAAGCGATACGTTCGCGGCTATGTGTTCATCGAGACAGGGCCGCGGTGGGTGGCCTATGTTGCGGAGCGCCTGAAGATCTTCCGTGACGTCCAGACGTACTCGCTGACTTACGATGCCGGTCCGGATCTGCCATGCGGCATTATCTGTGCAACGACGCTCGAGACACCGTGGAAGCTGAGCTTTGATCCCGGGCCGTATCGAGGCGCTGAATTGGTGCGCAGGATTGTGGCTGATGTCGCGAAGCCAGGTGGAATCGTTCTCGACCCATGTTGTGGGATGGGCTACACTGCCCGCGCAGCCGTGGCTGCAAAGATGCGATTTCGCGGTAACGAGTTGAATCAAGCGCGACTGGACAAGACCATCGCGTATCTCACGAAGAAGGCAGGCAAGTGATGCACTACGCAAACGGACGACCAGCAAAGAACGGCGACAAAGTTGTTCTGCTCGGGTACGGCGGTCCGGTAGTTGGCATTCTGTACGACGCCACAGCCGGGAACGACTTTTGTAACGGGAAGATTGCGGTAACGAAGCCGAATGATCCTTGCCCCAATCTTCGCGAGTGCTTGCATGTCGATGACGTGCTGGCGCTGCTCCCAGCTCAGGAGGGCGTGCTCGCTGACTCGCATCCCAGTCTCTTCAACCGGATTCCGCTGGTACCGGATACATCCGTGGTGCCGGATAAGTCTCAAGCGCCCGAGCCGATAGGATCATCCAACGCCGGTCACAGCCGCGCTCTCGCAAACGAGTCGTAGTCGCTCCAATGGAAAGCTACCACTCAGCACTGAAGCCGTCGCGACCCGCTGACCCGATACAGGCAGCACATCTTGCACGCTCATGGGCCTTTGTCCATGACATTCGAGATGGACTTCCTTCGGCTTACGACCTGTGTGACGTGTTCTATACGGATCTGCCGTGGCGAGACGGCTTCAAAGTCTTCGAACAGCGCGCCGGTCAATTGAAGGCCGATCACCATCATCGGGACTATGCCCAGTTCCTGCTGGCGGTATCGATGGTCATCCACAAGATGACGCGGCCGCTGGTTATTGTTACGGGGAAGCATGCACTGCCGTACCTGCCGAAGCCGACGAATCTGTATGTAACGAAACTGAACGGCGCACCGGCAGCAGCGTTTGCTTACAACCTGCAGCTGTTCCATTTGGCAGACGCGACGGACATCCTCGACGAGCTCGCGCAGCGCTTCGAATGTGCCGGCGATTTCTGCTGTGGCTATGGCCGAACAGCGAAGGCGTTCCACGATCGAGGCAAGCGTTTCGTGGTGAGCGACTATAACGCGATGTGCATCGGGCACATGGCAAGCGAGTGGGGGAAGTGGTAATGCTCGACCAAGGACAATTCGCAGAGCGCCGAAGACGGCTTGCGCTGGCTGGCATCAAGGCAGCAATGCTGCTCTTCGACCTGCCAAACTTCCCGCGCTCTGAGTTCTCAGAGATGCTGATCAAGCTCGAAGCTGGCCTGGTGGATCTGCGCCATGACCTGGGATTTTGGCCGCTCAATAGGCCTCCAGAGATCGAAGATGTAACCGTTTTCGGAATTACGAAGGAAGGCCGCGTAAGTTGCGAGCAGGACAAGGTCGCGTAAGTGTATGCCTAGAAAGAAGATCACGGTTCCCAAAGAGGTTAAGGAGTTGGTTGACGCGGTAGCCGGCGCGGCCTCTGGAATTAAGCAACCAAAAGGCAACCCCGGTCACCCCGGTCCTATCGGGCGGACAGTCAGTCCGGATGTGGGTAAAGCGACCCAGATCAAGAAGGGCCAGCGCCTCCCGGGTGCTGGACGCAAGCCAAAGCCGAAGCCGTTGACTGACGATATGCTGGCTTTGCTCAAGCGTCCGATTCCGGCAGCGTATGCGGAAGCGCTGAAGTTGAAGAAGGGAACGAAGTGGGTACGAGCCGTCAACCAGATGCAGCTCTACAACCTGCTAAAAGCTCCTAACGCAGCCGCGTATGAGTTACACGCCTCGCGTATCGAGGGGCCAGTACCGCAAGAGATCAGCGGACCGAACGGTGGGCCCATCCCGATGCTCAACATGGATCTGGATCCAGCCGATCTCAAGAGCGATGCGATCGACCAGCTCCGCACCGTGACATCGAGGATTCGTGACCGACTCGCCGCAACCAAGTCTCAGTCCTAGCGAGGAGTTGGAACGCTTACTGCTGACACCGGAAGAGGAATCACTTCTCGATCCGCAGTTGGCGCTGGCGTACAAGGAACAGATCGAGGCGATTGAAAAGCGTCTCGACATGGAAGAGATTGCTGCTGGACTGACCGCGGACCTTGCGACGTTCATGCGGCAAGCGTGGAACATCGTTGAGCCGGAAACGCCGTTGCAGTGGAACTGGCATTATCAGTACCTCTGCGAGTGGCTGACGATGGTATCGAGCGGGGAGTTCAAGCAGCGGTATCCGGAAAAGCTTGGGCTGATTATCAACATCCCGCCACGGTCGGGGAAGTCGACATTCGCTTCGGTGCTATGGCCGACGTGGACCTGGTTGCGGTTCCCGAGTCGGCGGTTCTTGTTCGCCTCGCATACTGGCGGGCTGTCGCTGGCGCACAACATGAAGCGCCGCGACTTGATGAAGTCGCAATTCTTTCAAGAGCGCTTTGCGAATCGGTTCAGGGTTACGTCGACGGGCTCGGATGTAATCCGGAACGATCACACCGGACAGTTTCAGGTGACATCGATTGGCTCTGGGTCGACGGGCTTCGGTGGCATGATTCTGATTGGCGACGATCTGCTGGACCGCGAAAAAGCGTACAGCGAGACGGCCAAGAAGAAGGCGAATCACTGGATCGATTCCAGCTTTAGCAAGATGCTGGATGACCGGGTTCGCGGCGTGTTCGTGCATATCTCGCAGCGGTTGGCGGTGGATGATCCAACGGGTCACATCCTGGGCGAGGACGGTTCGACTGGCAAGCCGGAAAAATGGCAGCGCATCAAGATCAAGCGTGAGGCGGAAGAGGATGAAACGTATGTCTATCCGCTGACGGGTTATGTGTTCCACCGTCCCAAGGGCGACATCCTGCAAGCGGATCGGTGTCCACCTTACGTCATCACGGATCTGAAGTCGCACAGTCGGGAATGGGCAAACCAAGAGCAGCAGGAACCGACTGCTACGACCGGCATCGTGTTTGACCCAAACTGGTGGCGCTACTATTACGCGAGCAATCCGTTGCCGTCGCTCGACCTGGTTGTGCTGTCGGTCGATTGCACGTTCAAGGGACGTTCGGACGGTGACTTCGTAGCGATTCACAAGTGGGGCGTGACTGGCTCCAGACGCTATTGGCTGAACCGGCGCACGGAGCGTTTGGGATATGTGGCGACGAAAGCCGCCATCAAAGAAGAGTTACTGGAACAGCGAGTATCGTGGTCCGCCGATCCGCTGCCTCGAGCAACGATTCTGCTGATTGAGGATTCGGCTAACGGTCCGGCAGTGATTGACGAGCTCTCGGCGGATCCAGTCATCGCGAGCGCGGTGTCGATCATCCCGATCCAGCCAGAAGGCGGCAAAGATAGTCGCGCGTACGCAATGAGCACGGACTGTGAAGCTGGCAACGTGTACCTGCCGGCTGATGCGCCGTGGGTTGGGCCCATCAAGTTGCTGTTCTCGCAATGGAACGGCGAGGGGTCGATCCCGCACGATGACGACATTGATGCTGCCGACCAGTTTGTAAATTGGTCGCGGAATCGGTTTGGCTGGATCCTGCAAGGTGCGCAGGCGTTTGCCAGCGAGAAGAGAGAAGTGCCCACGGAACCGCATGCGATCGCGGTGGAGTTGGGAACGGCACAGAAGATCGTCGCGGTCAGAACTGACGCAGCGATTCCAAAAGTGTTTGGCGAGGAAAAGATGGCAGGCAAGGTATTGACGACGAGTCTGATGAAGCCGCAAGTGAACGTGCGGACGCCGAGCTGCCCGAGCTGTGGCAACCTGGCGCTGAACATCGCTGGCGATTACAAGAAGTGCGTCAAGTGCGGGTGGGACTCGAAGCAGAAGTTTGATGAGAGTGGGAATCCAGTCGCGCCGCTGACGCAGACGTTTGCGAAGATCAAATGAAAGCGACCGTCTACGCTGCCGAGTTCGCGATGGTGGTCCTACTGCTGTCGCTGAGTGGGCATGCTCAGACTGGCAACCTGACGTTGATCGCGCCGGACGGCAAGGAGTACATTGTCGCCAAGTGTGAAGTGGATAACCTCGCGGCCGGGACGGTAAAGAACTGCAAACTGGAGCCCGGGTACAAGCTCGACGATGTCGTAAACAACCTGATGAATGCGGTCAACAGCTGCCAGCAGGACGAGCAGAAGATCATCGACGCCTCGCAGTCGGTAGTCAATGATGCGCGGGAGTTAGGGAAGATTGCGGAATTCTTTCACGAGCGGTACGACAGTTGCCAGAAGAAGCAGCTGTTGATGAACAAATCTTCGTTTCACAGAGTTAGAAAGGAACGTCCATGAGTTTGCAAGTAGGTGGTCTTCGCCAGCAGCCAGCAGCCGTTCGGCACATCGCAGCCTGTCAAAACCCGCATTGCGGGAATAAGAACCTCACGAAGCTGCTCGACTACCGCAAGTGCAACGTCTGCGGGTGGGACACGCGCATGAACGCGCAAGACATTTTGGACAGGTTTGGTCCGCTCAACTCTCCTGGAAGCGAACCAATACCGGGCACCGCGGAGGGCGCTTCGGGGGAGGACGCCCTCCCGCCCGACTTTGTGGCTACGCAGGATCACCTGCTGTTCCTGCAATCGCGCGGCTATACCGGTGACGCTGAAGCATCGACGGAGTGGATTAAGCGTATGGCGCCGCAAGAGCGCAAAGGCTTCTTCGCGGAGTTCGACGAGTGGATGAAGGCGAACGCGAACGGCAACTGGGCGCAATGCAAAGAGTGCGATGCTGCCTACGAACTGAGCGCGGCTGAACTGGAAGCGATGAAGGGCGGACAGAATCCGTCCGGTCTGTGCTTCCGGTGCGCGGAGAAAATGAAGGAAGCTGGCTCGGGCGCCGTGACGCCTGTGACAGACGGCCAGCCGAGCGCAGAAGATCTCGACAAGGTCGAAGCGGAGAAAGAGATTGCCGCGAAGACCGCCGGCGACATGCAAGAGGTTCCAGCGAACGCGCAGCAGGTTCCTGAAGCCGACGAGGATGACACCGACCCGGATCTGCCAGCGCCGGTCTCGATCACAAATGGTCGCAAGGGCAACGGCAAGAAGAAGTAAAATCACGTTATGGACTCTGGAACGAAGATAGCCGACATCGAGCAGCAGCTTGTAGAGCTGTGGAGCAACTACAGCGTCAAGCCGACGCGAATGGCGATGAGCGAGACGGTGGCGCTGCACCTGATCTCGATGGGCTACGACCCGGCAGCATTTAGCGCGGACGAGGATGGCGTGTATTACCTCGAAGGCGACGAGAAAGTACGAGTGACACTGAAATGAACCGACGCAACTTCATCACGCGAGGACTGGCGGCATTGGCCGGGTTGCTGATTGGCCGGAAAGCGCTGGCTGAGTCGCAACCGAAAACGACCGGCATTTCAACCGGTCTCGGTTACAACTTCTACGATCTGCAATCGGTCAGGCCGAGTCTCGGACCGCGCCGACGCGTACTGGCGATGTCGAAGTGGTGGGAGATTTTTGACGGCGAGCCCGGGAGCGCGCTGTACTATCGTGAGCCGGTCTCCCGCAAGCCGTGGCCACATCCTCGATACGCTGGCGAGTGGCACGAAATTGAGTTCGAAGAGTTAAAGCAAGGCGATCACTTTCGGCTGATCGACGAATGTCCGGATCCAGTCGAAGACGGCAATCCGACCGGCGAAGTATTCGGCAAGAACACTGTCCCGCGTGCGTTCCCGTATCGGTTCAACTGATGAAAAGCTATTACGACCGCCGCATGGAAGTGCTTCACTGTAAGGGATGCGGCGAGAAACGCTTAATGGGCACGCGAGCGATCTTCCATCAGGAAGAGTACCTGGCGATAGTCGAGCGGTTCGCAGAGCAGCATAAGCGCTGTGACGCCTACGGCAATCAGGACCGCGCGCGGCGAGCTCTGGTGTGGCAAGGGCTGGTGTTCATTCTGGAGACGCAGAAGAAAGCGCCGGCAACGATCGACAAGGTTCGACGAAGGCTCCATCTGCTATGAGCAAGGCGACGATTGGCGAGGCAAAATACCGATGTGCGAACGACTGTCAGCAAAGCGGCTGTCCCGGTCATACGATGGTAGTCAAGCTGAACTGCTCTACGGATCAGTACAACGTTACGGTCGACGGCGACGAAGCCCAGCAAGCGATCTTCGACGAAAACTATCTCCATGCTCTCGTCGATGTGATATCTGCTCCCGCTAAAATCTGATCAATGCCAGCCAGCGCTCTCGATACCACAACCGTTGCCTTAGTCAAAGGTTGGATCGGAGCTGGTGCGCCGTTGCCGGCGTGGGGCGCAGGACAGTTAGTCGTAGCTGGCTATCAGATCAACGATCCGGCTGGACATCTCCAGACCGTCATTGTTGGCGGAACGACCGGCGGAACGATCCCGACCTTTAACGATGCTGGCGGAACGACTTCCGGCGACGGTGGCGTGACGTGGCAGGACAACGGCATCTCGGTCGACCAGAACATTCAAGAGTGCATTACCGCCTGGGGCTATCAGCTTCTCATCTACTGCGGTCTGGGCGATCAGAACAACGACATCCCGGGCGCCGGGCTTCCACCGTGGCAAGCGAACCAAACAGTGACGCAGGGCTACTCGATTGTGGATCCAGCGGGGCATCAACAGACCGCGACTCTGCCGCAAGGAACGACGGGCAACACAATCCCGACGTTCAACGATGCAGGTGGAACGACAACCGACGGTGGACAGGTTTGGCAGGACGATGGCGTGGCACTGGCCTCGCCGTTCAACAGGCCGGTAGTCTTCGACGAGGTTTACGACGGCAGCGGAAGCGATGTCCTCTACCTCCGCAACCGTCCGATCCGCTCCATCCAGTCGCTCGTAATTGGCACGCTGACGATTCCTCAGAGCACATCGTTCACCACGGCAGGTTGGGTTATCCGTGGCGACGGTAAGTCGGTTGCTCTGCGGTACGGCGGCGGTGGATCTGGCGCATCGACCTCACAGTTCTATCCGTCGCGCGGCCGTCAGAACTTCTGGACTGGCGTGCAGAACGTGTTCATCACATACACGGCTGGCTACACGCAAACGCCGGCAGACATCCAGTTCATGTCGACTCGGGTTGTGGCGCTGAGCTACAAGCAGAGCAAGTCGATCGGTCAGCGGTCTCAGGCAATGGCAGCAGGCGCCGGGACGGTGAGCTTCGACTGGAAGATTGATCCGAAGGACTGGATGACGATTACGCAGTACCGGAGAGCATCATGTTAGGAGCGCCGACTCAGCTCAAGTATTACCCGCCAATGGCGGCATGCGATACCACGATGACGCCGCGGGTTGGACGGTATTGCGCTTGCCAGACCTACGAAGGCAATGGCGGTCCGTGCGAGACGTTCGAAGCTGGAAAGAACGAGCGTTGCGTCTACTGCGATCACGCGGACGGCTGTCACGTCAAAGACAACGTGGAAACGCTGATGGGCGTGGCGTTCATGCGAAACATGGGATTTATGGCCGTCGACGTACTGCGGCCGCAGATGCACGGCTTGTTTGTCAGCCTCGCGGCGCTGAAGAAGGTTGGGATTAAAGGGAAGAGTTATCCGGAGCATGTTCGCGAAGTCTTCGTGCTCTCGAAGCAGGAGATGCGGACGGTGAATCCGAAACTCGCTGCTGTCATGGAAGAGACGGACGAACTCAAGCTCCAACTGGCGGAATCGAAAGCCAAGTTCGCGGAGAGAGCTGCGCAGCTCCGGACGATGTCGGACCCAGGCACCGGTCCGGCGATTATCCTCACCGATGCTTAAAATCAGTTTCGACGGCACTGATGCGCAGCTGATGACTTATCTCAGGTCGCGCATGGGAGTTGTCCGCGAAGCCCTCCGCGTGAAGATGACTGGGCTGATGATTATGCTTCAGGCTCACATCGTGGGCGAGAAGCTGTCCGGCCAGATGTTGCAACACCGAACGGGAAAGCTGATCGACTCGGTTCGGCTCAATCCAGATCCAGCAGTAGCAAGCGAGACGGAAGTCGAGGGCGGCGTACAGGCCGGCGGCGGACCGGCGTGGTACGCGCGTCCGCTGCATGACGGTACCGGGCCATACGAGATTGTCGCGAAGAACAAGAAAGCGCTGATGTTCGTGCTGGACGGCAAGACAATCTTCTGCAAGCGAGTGATGCACCCGGGATTGAAGGCGCGTCCGTTCATGACGTCCTCGCTGGACGAGATGCGCGGGACGATTACGGAAGGGCTGCAAGAGGCAGCGAACGAGGGATTGAGTAAGTGAATCGCGAACCGATTGCAAACGCTCTCTTCGGGCTGTTGTCGAGCGCCTACGGCTGGAAGACGAAATCGCGGCAGGCTCAGATCTGGAGCAACGTTCCGAATCAGCCAGCGATGTTCCTGATAGCGCCGTCCGAAGGCGACAACCAGTCGGACATGGCGCTGACGGAATACAAGCTCAAGTACATGTGTCTGGTGTACTTCGAAGCGGATCCAGCGCCCGATGGTACGGGAGCGCATCCGTATCCGGACACGGTCATTAACGCGATCCTGCAAGCGATTGAAGCGAACCTGGGCACGCCGACGGGTGAGCGCGTCCAGAACTTGCAAGTGGTAGGCCAGCAGCCAGTCATCCTGCCGGGCCACTCGGTTGCGCCGACGCCAGTAACGAACGTGATCAACGTTTGGATTGACGGCGTGATCGACAAAGATTCTGGGATTCTGGATCAGCAGTGCGCGATCCTCATCCCCATCACGGTCCTATGTGGCGTGTAAGGAGACGGCAATGAAAGTTCTATCGTGTCACGTCGATAACATCCGAGTTCTCATTCAGGACTCGAGCGCGAAACTGGAAAAGGCGAAAGCCGATAACAACGCAGCGGTAGCAGCGCTCAACGAAGCGCAGCGCGTATCGGTCAACGCGAAGATTGCCGGCGACGTTCTGGCAAAAGCTTTCCTGAATGGAGACGAACTTGGCGACGCGTACTTGAAGTCGGCCTCGCGCGAAATCCAAGCGGCTCTGAACTGGGTTGAGCCCGCGCCGGTGAAGCCAGCCGATCCTGTCCCGGTTGATCCGGTCGTTCCCGAATGAAGGCGCTCGCGGTCGTCGTCCTCGCCTTCGCGATCGGTTGCTCGGCTCAGGTGTTCCCGAATCTGGAGCGCAACGCGTGGAATACGTGCGTCATGCCAGACTGTCAACCTGGCGGGACGACGGCGCCGACGAAGGTCATCAATCAGGTTGTCCAGTCGGGACCGTTTGCTGGCACGCACCAGATAGGACTGGCCGGACCGGCGTACACAAACCTGCTGACGTTCGATTATGTCGGCGCCACGGAAGCGACTCACTTCATCCTGTCGCTCGACGCGTACATCTCGCCGTGGACTCTACAGAACGCACAGGCGTTCGAATTCGACGTATTCAGTTATGTGCCGCCCTACAAGTATCAGGACGGCTCGGAGTGCGTCGTTAGCGCGAAGTGGCAAGTCTGGAATCAGCGCTGGACGGATACCGAGCGCAACTGCGATCTCAAGGCTGGCTGGAACCATATCGAGTGGTGGTTTCATATCGGCAACGGGTTGATCTGGTACGACACGTTGGGCGTCAACTACGTTTACTCGGATTTCAATCTTGTGTATCCGGCTGACGTGCTGCCGCCAGGCTGGGGAAGCAACTCCGGAGTCGATGTCCAGTTGGACGAGTCGGCCACCGGCAAGACGGTGACGGAATACGTGAAGCACGTCACGCTGACGGAGTTCTGAGATGAGTGAGACGAAGCGCAGAGTGGTCATAAGGCAAGGAACGGATTGAAGATCAAATGGGAACTGCAATTCATCCCGCTAACGTACCAGCGTCAACAGCGCTTCCTGCTGTGGGCGCTACGAGGATTCAAAGGCAAACCCTGATCCAGTGGATCTGGAGCTGGCTGCGGCCGGTCGGTGTAGCTCTGGCGGTGATGTGGCACGTTTACTTCCGGAAGATCGATCCGAATGAACGCTGTCCCGGTTGCGGTCATCGCAGCGGCAAGATCCAGTGGGAATCGGAACTTGTTTGGCCGGACAAGACCAAGGGCGCGGTCCTGCATCGTTGTGCGATCTGCTCGGCGGCGTGGGGTGAGAAACCGATACATAAAGCGGCCGACTGGGCAGTGAACGTTACGGAGTCACAGACGCGCGGCGATTCGGCACCGTTCCTGAATACGTCGGCGCCGGCTGAGCGTATCCGGACGGTAGAGCCTCCACAGCCAGCGCAAGCAACTGGGCCGGGACAGAGAGGGACGTCGTTTCGATGAGCGCATTCACGCAGCGGCTACTGTGCAAACATGAGCGCGTCGACGGCGCGATTCACGAAGCGGTCGAAGAGGCAGCTCAGGCGGCGTATGTCGCCGTGGTGCAGAACTACGGGACGCGCGAGATGGCGCAAGCCGTCAAAGACCAAGTGCTGAAACTCAAAGAGAGCTGACGATAAATGCCCCCTCAATTACCAGATGGCGCGAAGTACCTGCCGCTCACCGGCATCCAGCCGACAGGCGGTACCGGAAACATTCGCGACATCTCCAGCAACTATTGGTTCAGCGCATTGCAGCCGGTCGCAACGACCGGACCGGCCGATCTACGAGTTCGGCAGTACCAGTACCAGCCTGGCGCGAACATCATCTGGACACCGGGAAGCGATACGGGCTCCTCTGGCTTCTGGGTATTGCGTGAGGTAGCAGATTCGTGGGACATGCTCAGAATCGTCATCGAGACGGTCAAAGACCGGCTCTGCGAAGGCGAGCTGGACTTCCGACTGATTCCGAACCCGGGCGAATCGCAGGCAGACCTGAAGGCGCGTGCTGGCGCCGACAAGCGCATTCAGCAGCTCAAAGATTTCTGGAAGTGTCCGGACGGCGAGCACTCGTGGGAAGTCTGGCTCCGCATGTTGCTCGAAGACATGCTCGTCATCGATGCGATGGCGATTTATATGGAGCGCGACTTGAAGGGGCGTATCGCTTCGCTCCGCGTGATCGACGGCGCCACCGTGAACCGGATGCTGACCGATCAGGGATTCACGCCACCGTCGCCCTACATCGCTTACCAGCAGGTTCTGTACGGACTGCCGGCGATCGATCTGACGACAGATGACATGCTGTACACGATGCGCAACGAGCGCACCTGGCGGCGTTACGGCTACGGGCCGGTTGAGCAGATGTTGACGATGATTGCCATCGGCCTCAACAAGCAGACCTTCGATCTGAAGTTCTGGACCGAGGGCAACATTCCAGAGGCGATGTGCTTCCTGCCTCCGGATCTGCCGATGGACAAGGTGAACGAGATTCAGGGTTGGTACGACTCGATCCTCTCGGGCAACTTGGGCAAGCGTCGACGTCTGACGTTTCTACCGGGATACGGTTCCGCGCGCGATCAGGCGTTTCGACCGAACATCATTTTCCCGAAAGAGATTGCGTTAAAGACGCCGTGGGACGAGTGGCAGTTTCAGGCAATCTGCTACGGCATGGGCACGACGCCGGCGTCGATGCAGAAGATGGTCAACCGGGCGACCGCCAAGCAGTCGGCGGAAAGCGCGGAAGAAGAAGGCTTGCTGCCGAAACGACGGACCATCGTCAACATCGTCAATAAGATCACGCAAGAAAAGTTCGGCTTCAAAGACATCGAGGCGGATTACAAGCAGTCCCGCGAGACAGATGCCGAGAAGCAGATGACCGTCGACACGGGGTACATCAAGGTTGGCGTGCTCACGATTGACGAGGTACGAATCGATCTCGGCAAAGATCCGCTGGGATTACCGGAGACGCAAGAACCTGGCGTAATGACTCCGAATGGCTTTATCCCGCTAACCGCCGGGATAATCTCTCCAAGCGGCGGCGCTGCGCCACAAGGCCCACAGCCTCCAAACGCAGGACCGGGCGGCACCGGGAAAACGCCGCCAAAGGGGAGTTCTGGTAAAAAACCAGCGGGAGGCGCCGGGAACCAACCAGTTCAAGCGCAACCCAAACCGCCACAGTGGACGGGAAGTCAATCAGGGCCAGCCGGTTCGCTGGTGCAGCAGAAACTCGCGCAGGTTCTGGCAGAAGCCGATCTGACGGACCTCGAGCGCGAAATCATTACGAAGCGATTGAGCGTCACGATCTCGCCAACGTATTCGACGCCGCAATTGATAAAAGCGCAGACGGCGATCGAGGCCGCGGTGCGGAAGGTGTTCATGCGCCAGAAGGAACGGGCGCTGCAGGTGGCAACGGAAGTCAAGAAGAGGCGGTCGTACTGATGATTACTCAGGAAGCAGCAAAGATTGGAATGCGTGCTCGGTTTACCGCTCTCGATCCGCAGTACCGGGGAGCACGCGAGGGCAAGGTTGGCACGATTGTCACGGACGCCGACCTGAATGCTGACGAAGGATCTACTGATTTCGGCGGTAGCTCATGTGGCTGGCAAGCGGACGGCGAAGTGGATATCTACATCACGGCGCTGGCTGATCTCACTGAAGAGGTCTAACTGTGAAAATCAGGTTGACCCGAGCAGAGTATGTCGCCCAGACGGGATGTACGCCCGGGCCATACTCGGTTGGCGCCTGCATGTATCGCAGGGTTAAAGGCGTCGACATCCTGCTTCTGGAATACATCTTCACGGACGGCTGCGAGATGGACGACTTAGAGCGTATCGGTCGTCTGGTGGATCCGCGCGATGGGTAAGCTCTTGCAGTGGCCGGAGAAGCCGAAGCGCAAACGCAGGACGCGCGAGCAGATTATGGCCGACGCCTACGAGATGACAGTACCGCAATGGCGACGGTGGCAGATGGTGCGGGACAATCTGAGGGACAAGGAGACTGTCTCTGTATCAGCAGAGGCAGTCTCCAAGATTCAAGCAGCTTGGCGCAGATTGTAATGTTGGTCGCGTAAGCAATCGGCATGGACGGCTCGGCTGTTCTCATCGGTGGACGTCGCTGAGGACAGATAAACCGGGCGCTTACAAATCGCGCATGGGTGTGTGAGTTGAGAGTAGGCTTTCGCGGAAAGTATTTCCGTGAGAGTAATGGTTCCGAGGCTCATGGCGAGACCTCCTTCTGATGCATGTAAGAGTGCCCGAATCAGCAGAAATAAAGATGGTCAATATAGCTCACTATGGAGTTTCCCCGACTGGGATGACTGATCTCGAAAAGTATAAACACTGTTCGACGCAGATCAACCTCACACCGGATCAGCAGACGGCTGTCGTCGATGCCGGCAAAGAGCTGATTGCGGACGATGATGTTGATGGTAAGGGCCGTGAACTGTTCCCTCACGTCACGGTCAAATTTGGCGTGCTTAACGCTCCGGAGTTGCTGGCGAAAGTGCTGTCGCTATACGAGCCGTTCGTGCTGACACTGGGCGGCGTGGTGGCATTCGAAGTATCTGAGCACTCGGAAGGCACGGCGCCGATTGTTGTCGAAGTGAAATCTCCGGAACTGGAAAAGCTGCATCAGGACATTGACCTGGCGATGGCAGCGAAGCCGGATGACTTCAGCTATCGACCGCACCTGACGCTGGCCTACGTGAAGCCAGAAGCGGCAAAGCAGTACGACGGGAATCAGGCGCTCGCCGGCATGCAGGTGTTTGTCGAGTCGGTGGCGCTGACGGATAAGAACGGCAACCAGACAGAATTCAAGCTCGGCAGCGCGCTGAAGGTTCGCA